CTATCACTATTGTTTGCTAGATCCATAGTGGGATCATACATGCCAACCTTCTCAGTAGCCCAACCAGCATCCTGGTCTGCAAAGGAAGTAATCTGTTCCTTACTCATTGGAGCCAATTCCATCTCCTGAGTACCAGGTGCGGGATCCGAATCGGATACCACACCTGACTGCGAGACTAGGACCATACCTTCCAACGTTGCAATTCTCTTCTGCAACTGAGACACATGCTTGTATTTCCTAGCCAGTTTATCTTTTAGGTCTTTATTTCGCGACCTGAGGATTTTCACCTCATCCAATTCGTCAAATGATTCAACACGATGGATTTTGCGCACGATGGCGTCTAAGTCGGTATTTTTATTGAGGATACCGTCCTCTGAAATAGTATGAAGATAAGTAATGTAATTTAATGAATATTATGTGCGGCACATCAGTCGACAACATAACAGTGCTATTTTTACTGAACATAAAAGTGAATCAGCCTGTCCACAAACCTTTTTACAGAGGTAATTCAGAACCTAAGGTCGTGCGTATATCTTAATTCACTCCACAATTTGATTTCAATGTACATCCAGAGGATAGTGGAACTCCGGGATCATATAGTTTTACGTCTTTTTAATCAGTTCGGACGGAGCTTGATTAAAGCTCAAATGGAAATGTGATATCCTGAAATCTGTGTTCTTCAGGAATCTCTCCGCTCTTAAAAATTTCGGAGAAACCATCGTATGTATAAGCTAACCCAATGATACAATTCTTTGGGTAAATGGCCGCGAAGCCACTTGCATAACGTGTAACCTGTTCCTTAACCTTACGGTACTTAGGGCCACTGTTCTTACAGCATTTTACTTCTACTACGATATATACACTTGCATCAGTGAATAATAAATCACCTGATGCTCCACCAGGAAAGCTGTACTCTTTAGCAGTTACTTTGATTGGCATTTCTGCCACGCATTTCAATTGCAACTGTTCTTCTTCAGAGTTAACTTCACAACAATTTTTGGTATGCTTATATCCACTCTGTGAATCCAGAGCAAACTTTTCGGTATACCAGGCAAGTCTTTCATCGTAATCCATAATCGGACCGACATATCCTGTAATTCCTGCTTTACAGGCAACTTCCTGCAACTGAGCGACCTTCTCTTCATATACATCACGTCCAAATTCAAAATATTTGAGCGCGACGTTCTGGATCGCTTCAGCACTCGACTGCTCCATGGTCAAAACCTTGGATTTCAGATGCGCATGTAGCATCTTAGCAATCGAGCCTTCCTCCACTGGTGAACGGTACAAACCAAGTTCTTCATCATACTTAGCATAGTGCTTCAAGAATGAAGCATCTTCCAAACGGATAAAGGGTACTGACTCAGCATCCTTGTCCGCCATGGTGTACTTAAT